TGAAAGTCCATCAGATGCACCGGGAACTGGATCTGCTATAGGTATGCGCCAGCTAACTACTACATTTCAAAAAATCTATCAAAAAGACGCATCTACTTATTCTCCAAATAGAATAACAATATGGGCTAATTTGTCCAATGTTGGGGGAGCCTTTTCAATTACATTCGATATCCAGTTTGAAGACTTAAATGCCCCCGGCGGCTTCGGAGTTGACGAGGATGTTAGTGGAATTATTACCAGCACCACCCAGATCAAGTATGCTAGCGGAGCCGGCCAAGTGGCAATGACTGGTGCCCAGATACCAAGTGGTAGTTTGTTATCTAGCATGAATGTAAACGCAAGTTCACTTTATTAACTTCTAAATTCTTGACAAGATAATTACTGTAGTGTATAATAGTACATTACGGAGTTATCTATGGATGAAAGAATTGAAAAAGCCTTTGCAGTTGCCAATTACATGGCAACTTTATCAAATCAAAGGCGAATAATATTAGAAGAATATAATCAAAAATTAGTACACTATATCAATGGTGCTACCTTTCAAGTTACTCCCGAGCTAATTAATCTTACTAAATCTATAATAGATTTGGGACAAACCACTGATGTGGCATTTGTTGATGCTAATAATTACCCTGTTATTATTTCTAATGTACAGGAATTTTTTGATTCTATTATAGCAGTTTATTTTGAAGCAACGAACGAATATGCGGCCAAATACGCCAACCTAAAAAGCAAAAGAAAGATTGCTGATATAGTTGAACTATGACACGTGGCGCTGTAATTTTTGCACAAAACAATGCCAGTTTAGATTATACAAAAATGGCAGTATTTGCCGCCACTCGAATAAAAAAATATCTAGATATTCCAGTATCTATTATTACAGATAGTGAAAACTGGTTACAAGAATCATATCCCGATCACGGATTTGATAAGGTAATAAGTATTGAGTTTTCAGGAACACAATTTAAGAATTTTAATGACGGTGCATTATTTAATAAAACAGTTGAGTGGAAGAACTTTACAAGAGATAAAATTTATAACCTTACGCCGTATGATACAACACTTGTAATTGATAGCGATTATATTATTAACTCTAGTGTTTTAAAACCAGCATTTGACAGCGACTACGATTTTCAAATTTATCGTAACAGCATGGATTTATCAGGTTGGCGCTCAACACTAGAATTTGAACGTGTTAGTCAGTGGAGTATACCTTTTTATTGGGCCACTGCATTTATTTTTCAAAAGAACAGTATTACAGAAGCATTTTTTGACCTAGTTGCATATATCAAATCTAATTGGACTTATTTTAGAAATCTTTACGGCATCAGTGCTAACACTTATCGAAATGACTATGCATTTAGTATTGCCATACATATTATGAACGGTAAAACTAACGGAGGTTTTGCAATAGATCTTCCTGGAAAAATGACGTTCATAACTGACAAGGATTTGTTAATAGATATCACAAATGACAAAATGAAATTTTTAATTGAAAAACAAGATTATCTCGGAGAGTATACTCTAGTAAAAACACAAGCACTCGATGTGCATGTAATGAATAAATCCAGTTTATGCAGATTTATTGACGGAGGGCTGGGTGTCTAAAGGATTTTTAATCTTTGCACAAAATACAGATACTGTGGATTATATATCACAGGCTTATGCACTAGCTCTGAGTATAAAATATAGTCAAAAATCTGTAACAGACATTTCTCTTGTTACTACTAATGATATTCCTGAAAAGTACAAAGGTGTATTTGATAAAATAATACCAACACCTTGGTCAGAAAACACATCTGAAAGTCGTTATGCAACTGAGCATAGATGGAAACTATATCATGTTACACCGTATGATGAAACTATAGTTCTTGATTCGGATATGCTATTATTAGAAGATATTACCACATGGTGGGAATATTGCTCTAACTACGATTTAAAATTTTGTTCTCGAATAAAAAATTATAAATTAGAAACTGTACAAGATACATTTCATAGAAAAACATTTATTGCTAATAAACTTAGCGAGCCTTATATAGCGTTACATTATTTTAAAAAATCACAACTTGCACACGAGTTTTATAAAACACTTGAATTTGTTTGTAACAACTGGGAATGGTGTTGGGATAAATTTGCACCAAACGAATATCAAAATATATGTAGTTTAGATTTAGCTACCGCAGTATCTATAGAACTGTTAATGTGCCATGATCAAGTTTTTGATAATCACAGTCCGTTAGAGTTTATTCATATGAAACCTCATTTACAATTATGGGATCATCCGTGTAATAGTTGGCAAGACACTGTTACTGCTGTTTTAAATACAAAGGGTGATTTAGTTGTAGGCAATATAAAACAAAGTAAGCTATTTCATTATATAGAAAAAAACTTTGTTACTCTAGAGTTAATTTCACGTTTAGAGGAGTTGGCAAGTGGCTCGAACTAAAAAGATATTCAACGACCCAGGTGATATAGTTCACGAATATTATGCTTATTTTGATCCAATAACTGAATCTTTGCTTTCAGTTACTAATGATCCAAATCCTGCTCTTACTCACTATGCTAAAATTACTAAAGACGATCACGCAGATCTAGTAAGTGGAAAGACTCTATTTAGAGATTGTTTAATTGATCGTTCAATCAAGTTAGATGGAAACATAGAATATAAATTAATAACTAAACAGGTATACAGCGAATTTAGTTTTAAAAATAAATCTCTAGAATGGGTAAAAAATGCAGTTAGTGATACCACCGAGTTTATCATTGAATGGGATAACACTCAAAAACAGTGGACATTTTATGTTACAGATTTGGGAAGAGAATCGCTGGATGGTGCAAAGTACGACAGCACCTTGGTATTCTTTTTTATGTTAGAGACTGATTTTGATTTTTTAATTAGAACAGTTTATATTAAATTGCACGACATATTAAAAGCTGGAAAACTTGTATACAGTTTTGAAAGTAAATTTGAATCCCAAATTGATATTATTTCAATATCAACAAAAAGATTCTTTGACTCTTACGGATTGAAAATAAATGATTAAAATTATAGAACAGGATATTATATTTTTAAGTTATGATGAACCTAACGCAGAAAAAAATTATGCAGATTTGTGTAACAAGGTGCCCTGGGCCAAACGTGTGCATGGAGTTAAAGGCAGCGATGCCGCACACAAAGCCTGCGCCGCCCTAAGTGAAACAGAATATTTTGTTACTGTGGATGCTGATAATATTGTAGATCCTAAATTTCTCGAAATTGAAATAGATATAAAAAAGTTAGGTCTTACTCCAGAGCATGTGTTTAGTTGGTGCGGAAAAGTTCATGTTAACGGACTTATGTACGGCAACGGTGGACTTAAATTATGGACACGTAAATTTGTAAACGAGATGAAAACGCATGAAAACAGTGATCCAACAGATGCAAAGGGATTGGTAGAATTCTGTTTTGATGACAAATATTATCAGTTTAACGAAAACTATAGTGAGAGCTTTACTAACGCAACTCCTTTTCAAGCATGGAGAGCAGGGTTTCGCGAAGGTGTAAAGATGTCGTTGGACCAGGGTGCAAAAGTAACGGACTTATCTACTATATGGTGGCAAAACTATCATAGACTATTGGTATGGTCTAGTGTAGGTGCTGATGTAGAAAACGGAATCTACAGTATACTAGGTGCAAGAGAAGGCGCTGCCTTAACTAATTGTACCAAATGGGATTATGCTAATGTGCGTGACTTTGAATGGTTAACTACTTACTGGACTGAGCATTATGAAAATGCTACAGAAGAAGAAAAAACAAATCAAATCAATTTTTACGGTAAAGAACTTAGGGATAAATGCAAATTAGAAATTGCCAATTTGGATCCAGCCGGCAGTAAATTCTTTAAAACAGTATATAGCAACAGTCCTAGAATTATTAGAAAACGATAATGTACGATATATTTTATATCTCTTCCAATCTTAACAATAAACATTTTTCTATCTTAAAAGAACGTTTTCCACTGGCCAAAAGTGTTACTAGTTTTTCAGAGGCCAAGCGCAGAGCTTTTACTAAATTCTTCTGGGTTATATTTTCAGATGTAGTACCTGCAATAAATTTCAATTTTGATTACAAAGTATCAGAGTGGGAATCGGACTATGTACATGTATTTCCAAATGGTGATAACTGGAGTAAAACAAGTATTTTTATTTTTCCTAAACATTTAGAAATAACAGATGATGAATTAGATTCTCGATTGTTTATTAATAAGAAAGAACATACACAGATAGCTAGTTATACAGTGCCTTATGATGTAGTGTTTATTTCCTTTCACGAAACGTTTGCAAACAAGAATTTTATAGAATTAACCAAGTTAGCTGTTTACAATTTAGTCTATCGAGTAGACGGTGTAAAAGGTATTCACAATGCACATAGACAAGCCGCAGAAACAGTTTCGTCAGCAATGTTTTGGGTAATAGATGCTGATGCTAAAGTAGTGCCAACTTTTGACTTTAATATGCTGTTAACTAATGAAGAGCTTGATATAGTACATGTCTGGAAAAGTCAAAACCCTATTAATAATTTAGAATACGGATACGGCGGCGTAAAATTATTGCCTCGTCAACTAACACTAGATATGGATTTATCAAGTACAGATATGACTACTAGTATAAGCAGTAAATTTAAATCAATGCCACATGTTTCAAATATCACTGCATTTAATACAGATCCACTAAGCACTTGGAGAAGTGCTTTTAGAGAGTGCGTAAAACTAAGCAGTAGAATTATTGTAGGACAAAACGATATTGAAACTGAAAACCGTTTATCTGCATGGCTCAATGAAAGCACAGGAGCAGAATATAGCGAATACGCCAAGAGCGGTGCGAGTGCGGGAAAATGGTTTGGAACTGCTTATAAAGATAATCCTGAGATGTTATCTAAGATAAATGACTATGATTGGTTAGCAGGAGAGTTTGAACAGCACATTAAAACATTTCCGCCAGAAACTTTTAAGTAACCAACTCTTTAGCCATTGGAAAGATTTCAGCAATTACTTTAGCACAAGCAACTGCAACTTCTTGATGCTCTTTCTGGGTACCGTTAGCACTGCGCAATTCAATAAAATGAATCCAACTACGTAGTGTACCATTCATATATAAGCGACTTTCAGTAAGCCCTTCCGGTAGAACAGCTCGGGCTTGTTCCTTTGCTATGCCGTTAGCAATAGCCCATTCGTATTCTCGTTTAGCGGCATAGATAACTCGCTGTTGAGCTCTGTACCATTCGTTTTGTAACAGTTGATCATCCACGGCGACGCTGTTTTGTCGGTTTTTGTCATCTTGCAATCGTGCTTCTCTACATACAAACGACAGGTCTTTAGTAGGGTCAGCATATCGCTGACTGAACTCCTGGAAGCTGAAGCTACGATGTCTGAGTATTTGTCTTGCAATATCTCTGGTAGTGGTGATTTCGATGCAGGCTGAGACCATTTCGAGTGGGCTCCAGTGTTGGTGTTTGACCAAGTAGTTGATGAGCTTATCTGATGTCTCTGTGTTGAGTTGATTGCTTGGATTGGACACACGGGCGCAATACGCGATGAGTTCCTGTGCATCTTCGATGCCAAGATCTGCGAATTCCTGTGTGGGTTGGGAGTAACTGAGTAGTCGAACATTCATTTATAATTTCTTTTTCTTTAAAAATTTATCGGTACTAGTTTTAACATGTTTCTTAAGTAAATCAGTATCTAACTTAAAATCAATGTTTTCTATTCTTGCTTCGTACGTTTGACAAAGTTCAGTTAATGACTTTTCAAAGGCTGACCAACCTTCTCGTTTAGCACGAGCCGTTAGTTTTATTTCCCAAGTTTTACCGTCTTTAAAATTGACCAGCACGGCATGGAGATACCTAAGAGGCATCACATTGAGTTTTACCTCTCCAAATACTTCTGGCCAATGTGCAACGACTTCCTTGGGAAGATCTCTTCCCTTAGATGTCACGCTTCTTCTTTAGACTTTTTCTTAGTTGTAGGAACTAGTTCTTCAGCCATGCGTCGATATTGAGCGGCTTCTTTAGCTAACTTATCTGCAATACTGCGATATTTTTTAGCTGTAGATTCCGGTGTCGCTGTAGGACTTGGAGCAGTTTCTTCAGATTCATTAACACTAGCTGATGTAGTCTTAGCCGCATCATTGTCAGCAACCGATGGCTCACCTAAATCACGCACCCGTGCAACTTCCTGAACTTCAGGTTTCTTCTCTTTAAGATTAGGTTGAATTGACAACTCGTCAACTGGAACGCCTCTTTGTTCTGCAATGATTTGATTTAATTCACTTAGCAAAACAACTGCGCCAGGAGTCGGAACCATTTCGATATCACCAGTGGGGATCTTTAAAAGTTTTCCTTGATTATGGAATGCGTGTAGCATATTATAACCATCTGGAGTTTGTGTACGGTCCATTGCTTCTGCAAATTCATAAGCCTCTTGACCTGCATTACTTTCTACAGCAGTAATAAGAGAAGCGTGATAGCTATCTGAAAGACCTTCAGTTGGTATCACTAGAGCATGATACGCATCACCTGGGAGGGTACGATACGCAACAATAACTCTTTTGCCAGTAGATTTAATTCTACCGACGTGTTTTAATTGTTGTGCCATTTTATTGTCCTTGAGAGGCTTTCTGTGCTTCTGCTTGTTTAGCAACTTCGGCTAAGAATGCTTCTAATTTTGTATAAGTCTGACCAACTACAGTCATCTCGTTTGGCTTGAACGCACCACGTGAACTAGCAATATCAATAATAACCTTCATTGCCTGTAGGTCATTGATTGTAAGCTCGTTTGGATTTGGTGCTTGTTGTTGAGCTTCTTGCTCAGGGGCTTGGTTTTCAACGGTATCTGTCATAATATCTCCTTAGTGTATAAACACAAATATAATTATCTCTGTTGCAAATAAGGGCAGGCAAGATTGAAAAAACTTAATTCTTTTTCATTTTCAAAGCCAACCTTAGTAGCATAACAAATTGTATTAGTATGATCTAAGGAAAGTTGTGGTCCGACGTAATAGCGACCATTAAGATTATGTACTATCCAGCTTTCTATTTGATTGATAAAATTGGAAGTATTTTTTTCTAAAATAATATACTTGAAATGCGGTGCCTGAAAAGAGGCTCTCCGCAAATCAAAGTAATTTAACGGATTAGGTTTTCCGTTTTTTAAAGCCATTACGCAGGTTCTTTCACTTGATCATAGTAGGCATAGTCGCCGAATGGAGGAACAATTGATTTGTCTCCATGGATAATAAAAAGTGTGTCTGTGTAATTTTCGTCACCCCAGCTTCCGCAAGGATATCCGTCTGTAAACATAATGAATTTTTTAGGTTCAATATTGTTGTCTTTCATGTACTCGTAGTTACATTCGAATGCTGTACCGCCACCGCCCATTGGCTCGTAGTGATCAAAGTCGTCCATGTTGTAACCATCGAAGTCTGCTTCGTTATATACTTGAGTATCAAAACACCAAACCTTGAGTTTGAAGTCTTTATACTCTTGCATAATGCCTTTAATTTCTGACAAGAAATCTTTAGCCTGATCAGAGCCAATAGAGCCAGACATGTCAATACCGACACATACATCAATAGTGGTATCAAAATTTGTACCAGGCAAAATTGCATTCATATGCCAGCCCTTGCGATTAGGACGCATAAAGGTATAGTCATTTTTAATGATACTTTGAATCTGTTGACGTAACAGTTGACGCCAATTCATTTTAGATTCAGTAAGTTCTTTGATCATCTTGGCTACACTGGCAGGAGTATTACCTGCACCCGCCGCCTGAGCCGCCTGCATTGTTGCTTCGCGAATTTCGTCACGAATTTGTTTTAATTCTTCTTTGCTATATTTAGGCTGGCCGTCTTTACTATCTTGATCGCCCCAGTCAATATGATCGTCGAGCAATTGACCCAATGCCGCTAGTTCTTCGTCATCCATTTTTTCATAGATGTCGTCATATACTTGTTCTGCACCCCAACCGTAGTATTTGCTATCGTGGAAGATTTTAATGCCTTCAATATTGTGGTCGCCAATACGATCACGCACAATTTGTCCGTTTACACAATAGTCAGCGGCAATGTTAAAGATTTTAGGATCGCGGCCTTCACGACGCCCCATATGGTCAAACACGTTATGCAATACTTCGTGTGCAATGACAAATTCTACTTGTTTAGTAGTAAGCGGTTCAAAAAATTTGCGATTAAAATAAATGGCGCGACCATCTGTAGCCGCTGTATTGCACCATTCTTCTGCTTCTTTAATCTGCAGACGAGTTGCCATATTACCAAAAAATGGATGGCGTAGCAAAAGACCTACTCTTGCTACTACAATTTTATCAATGATTGGATCTTGAAATGCCATGCTTGCTCCTAAGTTCTTACTATGTATATATTATAACACCTCCCGAAGGAGGTGTCAATCGGTGCAATTAACGGCTTTCTTTTTCTGTTGCCTGGCTAATATACTTGCCAAACTTAGCGTGGAAAGCGTCGAAGCATTTGATCTCATCTGGATCTAATGGCAATTTGTAAGTGCTCAACGCAATCTTAGTACCCATGATAACCAATTCTGTTTCAAAATTGTCCATCATAAATTGGAAGAAATTGTTAGTTTGATCATTCCAATTTTTAACTTTCTTATCGCAAGCATCCTTCAATTCATAGCACAAAGACACAGTCAAAGAGTACATTGCTGAAATCTCTTTTGAGTCCATCTTTTTAACTTTGCCACTCAAAATATCACGTGGATCAGCTAGTTTGCTAGACACTTTACGATGAGCCATAAACTTAATAGCAAGACCTTCACCGATAGCACCCGATACCAAATCGGTCAAAGTGCTTTCGTCAGTGTCGTCATCTGTAAGCAATTCGCTTACAAAGGACCAGCTACGTGGAGTAGCAAAAGCACGTGATGCAGATTTTGGATCAAAATCGTACAAGTCCTTTTTGCTGAACGTCAAAAAGCCAACTACGTCCTGATGGATTTTGTTGTCTACAGCCCAGTCAAAATAATCATCCCAATCTACCGCCATTTCTAAGTGGACGAAACGGTTTGCTAACGGAGCAGGCATACGATATGTTACACCTTTGTCAGTTTCACGGTTACCAGCGGCAACTAGCACAACATTATTAGGCAAATGGTAAGTACCAACACGGCGATTCAAAACCAATTGATAAGCCGCAGCCTGTACACTAGGAGCCGCAGAGTTCATTTCGTCCAAGAACAAAATGATAGTTTTATGCTGTTTGGCTAGCTCTGCATCAGGTAATTCTGCAGGAGGAGCCCAAACCATTTTATTAGAGTTTGAGTCAAAGTACGGAATACCTTTAATGTCAGTGGGTTCCCACAAGCTCAAACGTACATCGATTACGTGAGCGTCTAACTCAGTGCCGAGTTGTTTAATAATATCTGATTTACCAATGCCTGGGGGGCCCCACAGGAAGATCGGACGCTGATTTTTAAATGCTTTACGAAGGGATTTCTTAGCGCCTTTTGGGCCAACTACTCGACTGTAAACTTCGCTCATATATTGCCTTTCAATGTTGAGGTAAACTTGTTTCGTTACAGTAGTTATTATACTAGATCTAGCGGTCTCAGTCAACCACTATTAGTATCTTTTTCACGTTCATTTATGGCCTTGATTAAGCCAAATTTTCTAATGTCGTCGGAAAACAACATTAGCTCAAAACTCTTTTTCTCGGAGAATACAGTAATGTCTTGATCGGTTAAGAAGTAGGGACAGTCAATGTACCTTTCCAAAAAAATAATTGTTTGAGGACTGAGATCGATTGGTTCGGTAAATGGTATAGTATAAGACTTGAGTTCCAATTCATCTATAAGGAACTCATATCCTTCTGTTGAAAGTCTCAATGCTGTTTGTTTAGCGGCACGATGTGACTGCCACCACTTTCTTCCGTAGATGCTAACATTGGCTTCATCTATACTTTTGCCCCACTGCTGTAAAAATATTTTAGTTAGGGCGTCTCTCGATATCATTTTACAACTGTTCCTGAGGTTAACTTCATTACTTGAAAGTCCTCAGTACCAAATGTAAGATTGAGTTTTTTGGCAAGGTTATGTGCATGACCTGGATTTGAAAAACTAACCTTTTTATATTTAGGTCCTGGATAACTAGTCAAGCTATTGAAACTTTTTAGATTGAATGGTTCGCCTTTATAAAAGACCGCCCAAATGGCTTCAGACTCCAGAATCTGTTCAGCCTTGTAGGTTTTTTTGTTAACGTGTTCTAAAAGAACTTTTGGTTTTGGTCTGCTCATAATATGCGTATCCAAGATATATACGCATATATTTATCCTTTTTAGGAGCCTTC